TGAACGGCTGGTTGTAGCCGAGCCACGGGTTTGCGCCGCTAACATCGCACCAAGAGTACGCGACATCCGCTCCGTTTGCCTCTGCCGCTTCTACGAGCGACGCGAGGTGATCAGGATAGAAGTAGTCATCGTCATCAAGCAGCGCGATCCATTTGCTCTCTGCGGCAAAGCAGAGGTCATTCTTCATCGCGGCTCCACCACGCCTCGCGTAGTCGTAGCCGATAAGGTGCGCCTGTGGACGCAGCGTCTGCGCTCGCACTGAGGTCACTGCTCGGTGCAATAACTCGTCGCGCTCAGGCAGCGTTGCCGTGATAACCGTGACGCTCATTTGCGCTTGGCGGCTCGTCGCTGTTCGCGATTCAAGCCGCTCGCCTTCGGGATCTCAGACTCAATCTGCTTGAGGATCGGGCGCCAATGCTCGGCGTAGACCTTTTCGGTGCTGTAGTTAGATGCGAAGGAGACGGCCGCCTCTGACGCTGCCTTCGCCTTCTTTGTGTCGCCCTTGAGCGCGTAGGACTGCTCCAGCGCGTCTTCAATCTCGTCCACATTCGGGGTCATCCACCAGCCAGTCTGCAACTCATCCCACTCGGGCTGGCCGCCAACCTTCCAGCCAGCGCCCACGAGTTCAGGCATTGCCGTCCAGTTCGTGACGATGACGGGCGTGCCGCACGCCTGCGCCTCAATGGTCGGGATGCCGAAGCCCTCGCCCTTGCTGGGCTGGAGGAGCACATCTGCTGCAGTGTAGCACTTGGCGAGCACCGCCTGATCCAGCCCCTGCCGATAGGCGAACTGCGGCACGGCTCGCACCCGATCTATCGGGGCGTTGACCGCCTTGAGCAGCCGCTCCAACTTCGTGCCGTTAGCGAGACCGAACATCTCGGTGTGAAGGTAGAGGTAGGCATCGGTGTGTTTCTGCGCGAAGCGACTCCACGCGAGGAGCAGTTCGGGCCACGCCTTGCGGATCGGGGTGACGCCCTTGTTCGCCTGCGGGCAAATCGTGAGGTGCGCGTCGGCTGGAATATTCAGGTCGGCGCGAATGTTTGATGGTGTTGGCCTGAAGATGTCAAGCGGAATGCTGTGCGGCGCGTAGAAGAGTCGGTCGCGCTCTAGTCCAGCATCAAGCAGTTCGCGCTCGCCGAAGCGACTCATCGCGATAGCCCACTTGCCTGCGCCCTTACGGTTGAACCACGCCTTGACCTCTTCAGGTACGACGCTGTGATCAACAGGCGTCCACGACGCCATTGGGATCTCGTCCCACTGCGGCGACTTGTATACCCAGACATCGTAGAGAGAGATGCCCAGACCTGCGCCATCCTCGGTCGTCTGGTTGATCCAGTTGCCGATCTGCGCGGGCGTGAGGTCATTGCTGTAGGCGTCCAGCCCTTGCCCCATCACGGGGATGCCAGGTCGCCACTCCATTGTGGAGCCAGCGAAGCCGTAGTTCGCCATTATCGCGACCTTGTGCCCATCGGCTGCAAGGCGCGGAACGATCTCATTGGTCTGGGTGCCATATCCCGTGGGCGCCCAGGGAGCATTACTTGTCCAACCGATTCTCACGGTGCTGCCTCCTCCTGTTATTTGTTCTCCCGCCGAGCCGAAGCCCAGCGGGAGGGTTTGATCTAAACCGTTAGATCTTAGGTGGTCGCCGAGACGAGCACCTTGACTGCGTTCAGGTCAGGGATGTTCCCGTCAACAGCGTACAGGGTGCGGATCGCAACCTGATTTGTGTTGAACAGGTAATCGGTCGAGGATGCGACCTCGATCGGAAGTTCTCGGATGTAGTACGACGGCTCGTGGAGGATTGCCACTGACTTGGAGGCCGAAGCCACCGCTGCCATATGGACATTTTCCTTGAGGCGGTACCCGAGCAGCGTGTCTGGCTGACCAGCGGCAAGCGCTGGCTGGAAGACGAACTGCCCGTTGAGATCCTGCAACTTGCGGAGTTTGCTCACTGCCGTCGTGCTCGCGTGCCAAACCGTGTTGGTATTACGATAGGAAGGCGTGAGGCTATACAAGACAGTGGCTAGATCAAGTGCATCAAAGAAGGTCGCCGATACGGTGCCCGACTTTGTTGCCGTGCTCAATCCAGTTGCCGCAGAGACGAAGCCCTGTGGCTGAACGGTGCCCGTGCCGATCGCGCAAGCGGAACCTGCGACGAAGGCAATCTGTGCACCAGCCTGTCGGCCAACCGTGCCGAGGATGTCAAAGCCCGCGTCACGGACAAGTTCAGCCGACAAAAGCGTCAGGCTGGCGATCTTGTTCGCATAGAGGGTGATTGACGAGATCGTCGGATCGGCTGGGGTGATCGTTGAACCTTCGGTCACGAAAGCGGCTGACTGGTTCGCCGTCACGCGTGGCAGAGTGATCTGCTCGCCCGTGGTCGTGCGAAGTTTGGTCGCGCCTTCATACACAGGGTTGCCCTCAGTGAGAGCAACCACGATAAAGTCGGCGAATGTGACTGGAACGGTTGCGGCTGCGGATGCAAGAGCGCGGATCTCAAACTGAGCGCGTCGCTTCTCGCCCGTGGCGATTGCCCGAAGGACATCGCCATCGTTGTCAGCCTTGACTGCATTCTCAACCTTGAGTGCGCGCTCTGCGAGTGCGCCGATCTTCTCACTGCGCTCTTCAGCGGCAGCGACCTGATCCATCTTAGCCTTGCGTGCAGACATTGAGTCGTTCAGGCTCGTCCATCGAGCCTCTTCCTCTGCGGAAAGTTCGCGCTTCTCGTCAGCCGCACGGTTGAGGAGAGACTTAGCCTCTTCCCAGTCGTTTCGGTACTGCTCGTGAAGCGTCTTGGTGATGTCAGACATTGGTCTAACTCCTTACGCTTTCTGGGTTTGGGGTTGATTGCGTCATCGGTGGTGCGTCCAGCGGTGGTGCCGTGAGGCCCTCGTGCTGCGCCCTAGCGAATCTGCTGTTCCAGTTTGGCAAGTGCCAACTGGCGCTCACGAACAGAGAGAGGTACGAGCCGCTCATCGGCTTCCTCTGGCTCCGTTGTAGTCTCAGGTTCAGGCCGCAGATCAGGACTGATCTTGCGGATTGCGAGGTCAAGCGTTGCGGCTGAATCCGCATCGGGTGCCCCCGCGAGGAGTGAGTCAAAGGCACGCATCAGCGTAGAGGCGTCAATCTCGGTGCGCTCAGAGAGCGAACGAACTGCGCCCAAGCCGATGGTGGCTGGATAGGCTGGCTGGTTGCCCGTCAGAAGGCTGACTTCGTGAAGGCGAATGTTCCGCAGTTCACGAATGCCGTTATCGCTGACGGCATCGCCGTTGCGAGGCACCGAGAAACCGAAGGACATACCCATCGCCGCACCGTCTCGGCGCAGCATTGCGGCGAGGTCGGAGGCGAAGGTCACCTCTGGGTTGAGGGAAACGCGCACCTTCAGGCCGCGATCATCCTCTTCAAGATCCAGCGTGCCCGTTTTGGTTGAGCCCAGGAAATACTTAGGATCGTGATCCTGAAGCGCCTTGACTTCCCATTCGCCGCGCTCCGCGGCAGCCACGCTCTTAGAGAACGCGCCTGGCTTGATGATTTCCCGCGTGCTCAGCCCTTCGGCCTCGGAGTTGAAGATGGCGGCATAACCCGTGAAGGTGTGCCCGTCCTCGCCTTCCGCGCGGATCTCCGTCTGGAACTGTCGGTACTCGATTGCCATCTTCGGTTTCTCCTTACGCTCGGCGTTCTCGACAATATTGTCGGCCCACCGCTTACCCGCGTCGCCGCCCCATAGCGCCCACGCGATCCTGCCAGCGGACGGATAGCCGTCTTCGCTGGTGTTGAATCCTTGACCTTGCTTGTCCACCTCGTGTCGTGCGAAGTAGGAGCGCATCCGCACCACCGTCTCAAACGGCAGGTTGCGCCCATTCACGATGTCGCGTGCGCGAGCCACGCCCACGAGGGTGCCGCCGCGTCCGAACTCAGCGCGCCAATCTAGGCCGCGCTGCGCCTCTTCCTGCATCGCCTCTGTTGGCGTATAGCCGTTAGGGTTGATCGGAGCGCGCTCTTCATAATCGTCCTCGTCCTCGTCCTCGTCCTCGTCGTCGTCATCGTCCTCGCGCGGCTGCCAAGCGTTGCAGTAATACGCGCCGCTGACATAATCGTCCCAGCGCTCGCACCACGCCTTGTCGCCCTGAATATCGTCTTCGTTGTAGAAGGCGCAGTTGCCGCAGGCGCGACCCTCGGGCACATCGTCCGCGAGTGCGGGACGGTAGTTTTCTGGCAAGGCGCGCTCGCCGCCAGGCTCAATGCCTTCAGCCTGCGAGATCGCGCCCATCTGCGAGATGGCGTCCTGCTTCGTGGTGTGGCAGCCCATCACTTCGCCGTCCTGCTTGACGACCGCCCAGCCGCTGCACTGCTCACTGTCATCGGTGATGAAGTACGGCATTACGGATCAACCTGGAAATCGTAAAGATGAAATGCAGCAGTTGCCTGTGCGGAGATGGCATACAGAATATCACCATTAGCGATCTTCAGGGTCGCAACTCCGCCTTTTGGAATCTTGAAGCCATTGCCGACGGCGACTGCAGATCCGCCGATATAGAGATCGTGATTGTACGAGTTATCAAACACGATCTCGTTCGTATTCTTTGCCGTTGCGGTGGCGATAGCGAGCGCGACGGTTCCTGCCGTCAACTCTAGTGCGCGGAATGTCATCAGTTCACCTCAAGTTGAGCACGAGGAGATCTTCCTCGCGCTGGCGTTCTTCGTGTGTGCGGCCCCAGCCTCTGACCCGCAACTCTTTCGTGTGGCTCGCCGCCTTGATGCGCCCTGCGTAGCCCCACGCGGAGCGTGTAGCCCGACCATCGGTCGTCAGCGGTGCGCTGATTGCGCGACCCACCAAGCCCTGAGCACCGCGAGCGGTGCCGCGAGAGAAGGAGTAGGCGAAGACCTCGCCCTTGAAGGCGATTGCCTGCGGCTTGAAGACTGGCACTGGGCGCTGTGCGTAGTAGCCTGGACGCGAGGCTGCGCCTGGCTTAGTGCCCTGCGCCGTGCCCGTACTCTCCGTGATGCCGTTGAGTGAGGCTGCAACATCCAGCACGCCGAGCACGCTGAACGCGCTCGTGGTGATGCCGATGACGACGCCTCGGTCGCCCTCGGTGCCGATCGCGGTGCCTGCGCTGGTTGTGATGCCAGCCACGCTGCCGTCAGCCTCAGGCCCTAGCCCCCAATCGTATGCGTCCCAGATCGCGCCCTTCGTGGCGCTCGGTTGCCAACGGCCCGTCGCCATTGGTTAGGTCAGGGATTCGGTGATGTTCCCGCTGGCGAGCGTGTAGGTTCCCGTCGTGGCGTAGGTCTGCGGGGCATCCAGCGAGCGGCTGCCGTAGAAGGTGCCTGCGGTGGATGCCGACCAATAGCCGATGTGCGTGATCGTCGTGGAGCCTGGCACATCAAAGACAACCTCAGCGCTTGACGCTGCCGTGCCGCCTGAAGCCGCTGCCCACGATGCGCTCTCGCGCGTGTACGGCGAGCCTGTCACCTCTGCGGTGCCAGCCGTGCCTGGGTCAGCCGTGTGCAGGCTGAAGTGCGTGACATTGCTCGTGATCGTGCCGAGCATCGTGTTGCGTGTTGTTGGGGTAAGTGCCATCGGTCTACTCCTCTACGATTGCGGTGATATTGCCGCTCTCGTCGCGCTCTACTCGGCGCGTGCGCGCCTCAGGCGTCGGAACGGTGACATTTATGATCGGCTGGATGACCTCGCGCTTCTCGGTGTCATCCTCGGCTGCGTTCTGTTGCTGCACGGTCACTGGCGCTGCGCCTGTGTGCGCGACTTTGATTCCGACGAGCCGCGAGGCGTCGCCTGGAGAGAAGCCAGCCTGCACGAGTTTGGCCACGATGTCCACCTTCGTGGAGAGCATCGCGGTCTGCGCGTCTGCCTCATTGAGCGGCATTCGGTAAGAATCGCCTGAGTCAATCGGGCTAAGGTCTTCGCTTTTGCGGATGTCGTTGACATTAAGCCAGCCCTCTTGCAGCCCGACGCGGTAGGTGTCGTAGCGATCTTTAGTCGTGCCACGAAGGATCGAGTCCATCGTGAAACGCACAAAGGCGTCTGGCAGGAGAATCAGCGTGCTTAGGGGTCGTTCAATCATCTCCACCAAAGGACGAAGTGTGTATTGCACGAAGGCGAGGTTCTGTTGCTCGACGCTGTTATAGGACATCGCGCCTGGCGTTGTGACCTGCAAAAGATTTGGTGGGATGCGGAATATACGGCAGATCTCTTCAGTCGTAAACTGGCGTGAGGCGAGGAGTTGCGCGTCCTCAGGTCGGAAGGTGAGCGCCTTGAAGGTCGCGCCGCCCGTGAGTACGCCTGGCGTGTGGATGTTCTGCCCGCTGTGGTGGCGTGCCCAGCCCGCCTTCAGTTGCTCGCCCTGTTCTTTAGTCAGGTCGGTCGGCACCTCAATGATGCCCGTTGGCGTGCTGCCCGTCCTGAAGAAATTGCTGGCGTAGTCCTCAAGCGTCAAGCCGAGCGCGAGAGAAACGCGCAGTTGGTGGATCGGGTTGATGCCGCGCAACTCGCCTGGCATCGCGATGAGCGGGATGTGCAGGATCGTCTCCTGACCATAGACCGCTGTCGGCTGATTATGCCCCTGATGGATCTTGTATTTGATCTCGCGGCCTTCGCGGTAGATCTCCACGCGGCGCGGGTCAACGGCGCGCACTTCAAGCACCTCGCCGCGCTCGTCGCGGGGGGCGTAGATGAAGGCGTTGCCATCGGTGTAGAGAGAAACGACGATCTCACTGATCAGTTGGTTGATCGTGTAGGTTGGCTCGTCAGGGATTGGGGTGAGCATCCACGAGGGCTTCGCGCCTGCTGGACGGTAGGGTCGTCGGATGCCGTTGTCGCGGCGATAGGCGTCAAGCGGGAAGGACGAGACAACATCGGCCAGCAGCCTGATGCTGGCGTATGCCGCCGTGAGTCCGAGCGCCGCCTTCTGATCAACCTCACGGTTGCCGAGGAAGGGAACCTTGTCAAAGGCGAGCGGCGTGAGGTTTTGCAGCGTCAATGATCGCTGCTCGGATGAGGTGAAGACGCGACGCAGGATGCTCACTTAGTCCCTCCAGGTATAGCCGAGAGCGACAAGGACGGCACCCGCGGCAACGATCAGGCTCAGCGGCTCAATGAGCCAGAGACCTGCGATGACGAGGACAATGCCCGACAACTCTAGGATGGTTGATTTCATAGGGTGATGAACTCCGCTGCTTTAGGTGCCGCTGGCGCTTGTGCGTGGTAGCGGGCACGATCATACGCCATCACCGCGCACACGGCGAGGTCAATCTTTCGCGGGGAGCCTCGGTGCTCCTTGACGATACGAGGGCCGAAGCGGTCAATCTTGACCGAGCAGTTGTCTAGGTGGCGGCTCATCGCCGCGTCACCGTTGTGGCTAAGGGTCTCCTGGGTGACCGCTTCGTAGTAGGCGGCGCAGGCGGGCACCATTCTTGCGGGACTCTGTGGATATAGCACCACGGGCAAGCCGTCCGTTTCCCATTTCTGCAAGGTTCTTGCCCAGCGATATGGATCGGCGCTGATCTCGCGCACCTGATATTTCTTGCAGAGTTCGTACATCTTTGCCTCGACCTCATCCATCGGCACCTGCCAATGCGGGTCATCCATCGGGCGCTCCCAGAGGGCCAGCGGTTGAATGAAGCCGTCCATCGTGCACGCGACCATCGCTGTGCAGTCTCCGCTGAAGGAGCCGTCAAAGCCGATCACGATCTGTTCGCCGTCTTGAATCTTGCGGTCGCCCGCAAGCCGATCCCAGGCGCCGCCTGGTAGCCATCCCGTAGCAGCGGTCACCCACTGGTTAAGGCGTTTTGTGCGGAACTCTGCCTCGGGAATACTTAGCACTGCTGACTCAAAGTCAGACGGGTGGAGAAAGTCGCCAAAGGCGGGGTTGGCTTCAGCCCAGACCTTCGGCTCCAGGTGATTCGCTCCGTCAGGAGCGCCGTGCCAACGAAAGAAGAAGGAGGGGTCAGCGATCTCGCTTGCCTTGAGTCGCATCCCGTATTGCCAGAGTTTGTAGCACACCGTGTCTTGCCCGCGACTATCCGTGCGGCTTCCAGCGGTCGTGATGCCGACGATGAGCGGCTGCTTTCGTGTACCCGAGCCGAGGTTCATCGTGTTCCAAAGCCTGTCGTCAGGCTGAATATGCACTTCGTCAAATACGACGGTGCTTGGGTTAAGGCCTTCCGCGCGAGAGGCATCGGCTGAGAGGACGCGGAACACGGAACCCGTGCTCGGCATCTCAATCACATCGCGCATCACGCGCAACCTCTGGCTGAGAATCGGATCAAGTTCCACCATCCGTGCCGCCTCGCGAAACACGATGCGCGCCTGAGCGCGGTCGCCAGCGACTGCATAAACTTCGGCGCCAACCTCGTCCACGACAAGACCAAAGAGCGCGATGCCAGCCCCTATAAGCGACTTGCCATTCTTGCGGGGCAATCCGATCAGTGCGCGGCGGTGTTTGCGGATGCCGTTGCCATCAAGTGTATAAAGATCATTCAGGAGATCGCTCTGCCACTTGCGAAGCGTGATCTGCTTGCCAGCCTCCTCGCCTTTAGTCAGGCGGCAGAAGTTCTCAATAAACGCAGCGACCTGAGGCCCCTGGCTATTTCGGTCGTCGAGCGGCTGAGATGAGTGCGTCGAGTTTCGCTCCCGCCGAGTTGGCTTGGGCATCTAGGTCTCCTCTCAATCCGCTTCGTGCGGCTGGCGTGAGGCCCAGTTCCCGAGCGAGCGATCGCATCAGTAATGCGTTGTCGCGAACAATCTGGTGCAGCGGATTCTTTACAAACTCGCCATTCCGACCCTTGATTAGTGGGCCTGTCTTGACGAGCATATCCTCCGCAGACCGATAGCGAGCAACTGCCTCACAATAAAGCCGCAGCGTGTCTACATCTGCCGATGTTAGCACTCCTGTGTGGTGAACTGCTTGCACGACGGAAACCCAGACCTCCCGCGCTTCGGCGGATAGGTCGCTGGGCACCTGGAGGTTAAGGGCGACAGGAATCGGCTCGTCGTAATTCACTCGTGATGGCCGTGTCTCGCCTCTCAAGAGGCGTAGACGATTAGGAATCGGGGCAGGCCCCCTGGCGCCCACTTGTTATTTCAGCGCGGCCAGGAACAGCCGCGCGTACCCCTTCGCCTTGAGGATGTCGTGGTCCTTCCAGTTGCCGCACTGCTCTTCATTGGCCGCAGGCACATTCGTGAAATCTAAGATGCCCTTAAGAGCCTTACGCAGGGCCTCACCAACCCCCATAAGGTCTGGCGCACCGATCTCGGTCAGATAGAAACCTGTGCGGCATCCCATAGGTGAAATGTCTACAACGCCCTTGCGGTGCTCGCGAATTGCGACGGCAAGCATATGCTCTAGCGAGTGCAGCCCGTCCGTATCCATTGAGCCTTGATTCGGCGTGACAAACCGCAGGTCGTATTTTGCAATGTTGCACCCTCCCAGCCCGCTACCCGCAATGCGAATAAACGGAGCCGTGAGGGTGCGGTGATCAAATTCAAATGACTCGACCGCGTCGGTCATTATCCAAGCAGCGCAGCGCTCGCAAGCGCGTTGCCGTCAATTCGCGCTTTGATCTTTGCGAAGGCTGTATCTCTGCTCGTTGAGAGGTCGTCGGTGAACGGAGAGAAGCCGCAATCGTCGGTTGTGCCAAGTTGCTCAATCGGGATGTATTTGGCAGCCAGGAGAATCCTGTCTCGGACAGTCTCTGCGCTTTCTACCTCCTCGATCAAGTGATTTGTGACGCCGACATAAGCAATTTGGCCTTTGCGCAGATACTTAGCAACAACCTTGAGCGCCGCTTCGTAGTCGGGCTCCGTGATCATTTGCAGATAGAACCGCGTGGCATTGATCTCAAACATTCGTGCAAGCAGCGCCTCGTATGGAACATCGGCGCTGTGCGTTGAGTCGCGATCTCCGCCTGGGCAAGTATGCAGTCCGATGCGATCGTGATACTGCTCAGGAACGGCAGCGATTACAGCATTGTTAAGCCTGATGCCCTCATCAAGGAACGCTCCGCTAGGATCTAACTTAAGCGAGAGGCGACCCTCGGTCCAGTCAATCTGAACCGAATCAGCGCCAGCCTCAAAGCAAAGGACGATCTCTTTAGCGGCTTCGGCCACCAAGTCGTCTAGGAACTGACCCTTAGAATAGCCGTCAATGCCGTCTGCTGGGTAGATCAAGGATAGCGCGTGCACGGACATAACTGCGACCTTGACGGGTCGTTCGGTTAGGGCCTTTGCTTGACGCACATACTTGTCGGCATATGTTCCATATCGGAACGGCCCAGCAAGAAGTTGTGGAATGTCCCTCTTGTGGCCGTCGGTAAAGCCGACTGCAATCGAGCCTGGCCCGATATTATCTGCACCTTCAAAAACATAATGCAGGAAAGAGGACTTAGTCTGCTCGCCGTCGGTGATGATCGGAGAGCCAGTCTCCTCAAACTTCGCAACGGTTTCTCGTACCGCAGCCTCCGCCTCTTGGTCAACGAGCGCCTGGTTACGGATACTCGCCAGGGCGCGCTGATAGCGTTCAGGTCGCGGAATTGATCCGACTGGTTCGGTTGGCAATACTCTTGTTCCCATAAGGCCTCCTATACAAATGAGACGGCTTTGCCGCTCAACTCTAGGACTGGGGTGACCCCAGTCATCTTCTCAAACCTAGCGCAGATCACATCTGCGTACTTCGGCTCAAGTTCTACTCCGTAGCCTATCCGCTTTGTTTGCTCGGCAGCGAGGATTGTTGTCCCAGAGCCGCAGAACGGATCAACCACGATTCCATCAATCGGCGCGCTGTTCTGCACGAACTTTGCCACCAGACCGATCGGCTTCATTGTAGGGTGTTCTTTATTTGCTTTCGGGCGATCGTGATGGATCGCTGATACTTCGTTGTTCGGCCCGTACCAACCAGCCCCGCCCCTGCCCCTGCGCCCGCCGCCAGGAAGGTATCCGAAAAGAATTGCCTCGTGCTGCTGGTGATAATCGCTGTGCCCCATCACCATCGTGTCCTTGACCCAGATCAGGCGTTGGTGCCAGCGCCAGCCCTGCGCTAGGAAGGCGTTCTGAAAATAGACTGAGTTTGGGCCGTCAGGGTGTGCGACATAAACTGCCGCGCCCTCGATGCCGTAGTCGTTAGCAAGTTCAAAGACTCCGTTGAGTAGGTCCTCTAGCGTGGCTAGGCCATCGTTCTGAATTGTAAGTTTATTCTTTGTCTTGCCTTCGTATTCAATGCCGTATGGCGGGTCAGTCCAAAGCAAGTCAAAGCGCTTTCCAGCCATCAACTTCTGCCAGGTTTCTGCTTTGGTGCTGTCACCAACCACTAGGCGATGTCGTCCGAGGAGCCAGACATCACCAAGTTTAGATTTAGGTTCCGCAGGAGCCTCGGGCACATCCGTTTCGGCAGCGTCGAGTTTGCCGAGCGCCTTCGCAGCGTCAATAGCAAGATCGCCCAAGATGCCCTCAAGCGCGGCGTTGTCAAAACTCACGCCGCTTAAGAGTTCGGCAAGTTTGGCGCCATCCGTCGCTGCCATCGCTGCGAGCGGGTCTAGGGTAGCCAGGGCAAGGGCCTCCTCATCTGGCGAAAGGTCCACATAGACCACAGGGATGCTCGACGCCTCATCGCGCAGCGCAAGGCTAACGCGGAGGTGTCCATCTACCAGGTGGCCCGTGCGCTTGTTGACGATGACCGATTGCACCCAGCCGATTTCGCCGAGCACGCCCGCGAGAGCGTCCTGCTGCGCCTTCGGATGAATACGCCAGTTGGCGGGATTCGCCAGCAGTTGATCGGGTGCCTCTTCCCCGTGGCCGATGATTCGGCTACGCCAGTTCACGCCCATTTTGCCTCCTCCAAAACCAAAAAACCTGTCCGAGCACGCGCAGGCTGGGGCGCGCGGGTGCTACAAATGTAGCCTGCCAGAATAA